CATTAAAACAAGCATTTACTGCAAGTGGTACAAGTGTAACATTTAGTGGTGATGTAACTATTCCTGGTAACTTTACAGTTAGAGGTACTCAAACTATTGTAGATTCTACAACTGTTCAATTGGGTGATAATATTATCGAATTAAATGGTTCATCGGTAGCAAATGGTGGATTATATGTAAAAGATGCAACCGCACCAAATACTGAAACTGGTTCAATAATTTGGGATTCTACAAATGACTACTGGAAGGCGGGAGTTAAAGATTCTGAATCTAAAGTTCTTTTAGCCGGTGGAGATAGTGTAGTTAGTGGTTCATCACAAATTACTATTTCTAATACAACCGGATTTACTGATTATAGTGGTTCGGTTTCTGCATCATTAGCAGAAATAACTGCAAATGTTGGTAGTGGTGTAGGAGTTTCAATAACAAATTTAAACTCATTTAGTTCTTCTACATTAGGTAGATTATCTAATATAGAATCATTCAGTTCTTCGGCTGATACAAGATTTACTGAAATTGGAGTTGTTAGTGGAAGTTTAATTACTTCAGCATCGGCAGCAAAAACAACAAATGACACACAAGATGGTAGATTAACAAACTTAGAAGCAACTTCTGCAAGTGTTAATACATCGGTTTCAAATTTAAATTCAACAACTGCAAGTTTAAACACTTCGGTATCTGCTTTAAATAGTTCATCTGAATCACAACAAATTAGTATAGATGCATTAAACACATTTAGTGGTTCTACATTGGGTAGATTAACAAACTTAGAATCAACTTCTGCAAGTGTTAATACGTCAGTTTCTAATTTAAATACATTTAGTGGTTCATCTTTAATTAGATTTACAAACTTAGAATCTACATCAGCGAGTGTAAATGATTCAATTGCGGCTTTAAATTCTTATACATCTTCTAATACTTCTACAACCGCATTAAATGCACATACTGCATCTGCAAACGAAAGATTTACTGAAATAGGTGTAGTAAGTGGTTCATTGATTAGTTCAGCATCAGCTGCTAAGATAACAAATGACTCACAAGATGTTTCAATAAGTAATTTAAACACATTTAGTGGTTCTCAGTTAACTCAAAATTCAACTTTAGCAACTTATACAGGTTCGGTTGAAACAAGATTAACAGAAATTGGAGTTGTAAGTGGAAGTTTAATTTCTTCAGCATCAGCTGCTAAGATAACAAATGACTCACAAGATGTTTCAATAACAAACATAAATTCATTTACACAATCATTCTCTCAATCAGTTGCAACTGACTTCAGTGCAAGTGATGCTAGATTAGATGTAATTGAAGCTTCTTTAGGTGGTGGTGGTTCATTGGGTAGTAGAGTACTTGCATTAGAAACATCTTCTGCAAACTTAAATACTTTCTCTGCAAGTGTATTAACACAATTAACTGAAATAGGAGTTGTAAGTGGTTCATTGATTAGTTCAGCATCAGCTGCTAAAACTACAAATGACTCACAAGATGTTTCAATAAGTAATTTAAATACATTTAGTGGTTCATCTTTAACTAGATTATCAAATTTAGAATCTACCTCAGCAAGTTTAAATACTTCAGTAAGTAATTTAAATTCTACAACTGCAAGTTTAAATACATCGGTAAGTAATTTAAATTCTACAACTGCAAGTTTAAATACTTCCGTTGCAGAATTAAACTCTTATTCATCTTCATTAAAATCTGCATTTGAATTTACAGGTTCTAATGTAGTAGTATTAGGTGATTTAACTGTTAAAGGTACAACTACCGCAGTAGAATCTACAACTATCCAATTAGGTGATAACATCATCGAATTAAATGGTACAGGTGTAGCAAATGGTGGATTATTAGTTAAAGACCCAACTGCACCAAATACGGTAAGTGGTTCTTTACTTTGGGATTCTACAAACGACTATTGGAAGGCAGGAGCATTAGGAGCTGAAAGTAAATTATTAAGACAAGATGGTGATTCAGTAGTAAGTGGTTCATCACAAATTACAATTTCATCAACAACTGGATTTGACACATTTAGTGGCTCGATATCAACTGACTTTAGTGCAAGTAATGCAAGTATCACTTCATTATCTGCAAGTGTTGCAAGTGTAACCGGAGACTTTAGTTCATCAGTAGCAACTTCATTCTCTGCAAGTAACGCAAGTATCACTGCATTATCTGCAAGTGTTGCAAGTGTAACCGGAGACTTTAGTTCATCGGTAGCAACTTCATTCTCTGCAAGTGCAGCATCTCAATTATCATTGAGTTCTTCATTCGCAACTTCACAAGGAGTACAAGATGGTAGATTAGATTTATTAGAAACATCAACTGGAAGTTTAAATTTATTTACTTCTTCGATTGATACTACTATTAAAACTAAATTAGACGCTGAAACGGTTGTAAGTGGTTCATCACAAATAGACATAACTGCAACTACCGGATTTACTACATTTAGTTCATCAATTGAAACAAGAATTTCATTAATAGACGGAGGAACGTATTAATAATAAACAGAAAGAATAAATAAAAATATATGGCAACAAATAATCCAACTTCATCAATTTTACTGAAACGTTCAGGTGTCGCAGGTTCAGTACCTACAACCACATCGTTACAGGTAGGTGAAATAGCTTTAAATACCTATGATGGTAAAGCGTTTTTACATAAGTCAGGTTCAACCGATGAGGTAGTAGAAATCGTAGTTGCCGGAGCAACGGTAACCGGTTCAATTAGTCTTACCGGAGCAGTTAGTGCATCAATAGTATCAGCATCTACTTTCATAGGTAATGGTGCTCAATTGACCGGTGTAACCGCATCAATGAGACCTGATGATTTTGATTTCAACTCTGACCCATTTGCTGGAACAATAGGATATATTCAAGGTAGTGGTTCTCTTTACAAAGTAGCAACTACTGAAAATGCAATTGACTTTAGATATAACGATGTAACAATTGCAACTATCACAACTGCACAAGGATTTAGTGGTTCTCTTTACGGAATCGGTGATGTATTGGAATTTAGTGGTTCAGTAGCAAATAGACTATTCAATTTGGAAATATCAGCATCATTTGGTCCAGATGCAGGTCAATTTTAATATTACAAAAGATTATAATAAAACCCTCACCTTAAAAAGTGGGGGTTTTTCATTTTATAATATATTTATGTTCGTAGTATATACTACATTTGTTGTTAAATAACTTTAAAGACTTAGCCATATGGCATCAATTGTTCAACTGAAACGCTCTGCGTTATCGGGAAAGGTACCTGATACGGGTTCACTTAATTTAGGAGAATTAGCTGTAAATACTTACGATGGTAAGATTTACTTTAAAAAATCGGGTTCAATTGAATCGGTTGAAAGTGTATTAACAACAAATTCGGTAGTAACGGGTTCTATTAGATTAGAGGGAACTGCCTCTTTTGGTTCTCTACAAGTAAACGACACACTTACCGTCAATCATGGTATTAGTGTGATAAGTGGTTCATTGGGAATTACATCCGACCTAACAGTATTGGGTACGGTCAATGCAAGACAATTTAATATTGCAATAATTTCTTCATCTGTCCTTTTTGAAAGTGGTTCATCCAATTTTGGTAATAGTTTAGATGACACTCATACGTTCACAGGTTCGGTAAATATTACCGGTTCATTTTTATTAAACGGACAAGAAGTAGGTGGTGGTACAACTACCGGTTCATTTACTGGTTCATTTACCGGTGATGGTAGTGGATTAAGAGGAGTAGTAAGTGATGATATACCGAGAGATGGTTGGGATTACAATGCAAATAGTTCGGCATCTATAAGTGATTTTAATAGTGTATCGGATAAATATTATATAGATTTTGAACAATCACAATCAACTGCAGTAGGAACACCGGTTGGTTTTAAAGGATTTATGACAAATGTATCGGGTAGTACACAAATATTACCTACATTGAATAGTATTGATTTTGTAGTTGGAAATAATGTTGTTGCATCAATTGGAATAAATGGTATAGAATCCGTACCACCTGCAGGAACTGTAAGTGGTTCATCACAATTGACATCTTCATACGATACAAGATATGTTTTAAGTGGAAGTATTACTCAAACAACTTGGGATAACATTGCAAGTAAACCTTCTGGAATAGTAAGTAGTTCTTCACAATTAACATCATCAGTATTAGCCACAACGGGTTCTAATCTATTTGTAGGAACTCAAACTTATAGTGGTTCAATTATACCTGCAACGGATAATACATACGATTTAGGGTCTCCTACATACCAATGGAGAGATATATATGTTTCATCTGGTTCACTTTATATAGATGGAACAAAAGTTTTAAGTTCTACAAATCAAGAATTACAAATCACAACCGATGAAGGTCAATCTATTAAGATTTTAGAAGCAGGAAGTGATAGTATTATTTTACAATCTGCAGACGGAGATATTCAATTAAAAACATCGGGAGGTGGTAATTTATTATTCGACCCAACAACTGGATTAATTGATGTTAGAGGAACATTACAAATACAAGATGGAAATAAAGTAACATCTTCAGGAGGAAATGGTGTTGTTTTTGGAAATAATATAGTAGTGAGTGGTTCATTGGAAAGTACAGGAAATGTGAATGGTATAAATTTGACTACATTTAGTTCATCAATTGCAACACAAATATCAACAATTCAAACTAATACAGGTTCATCAAATGAAAGGTTAACAAACATAGAAAATAAAACAGGTAGTTTTGCAACAACAGGTTCTAATACATTCTTTGGAACTCAAACATATAGTGGTTCGGTTTATATTGCAAATGATTTAATTGTACAAGGTTCTTCGTCAGTTCAATATATCTCTGCATCATCGGTATCAATTGGAACAAACATAGTACAACTTAATACGGCAAATCCATCAGTTAGATTTGCAGGTTTAACTATAATAGATAGTGGTTCAGTAGGTGGTTCTGGGTCATTCTTATATGATTCGGTACAAGATGAGTTCATATTTGTTCATAGAGGAAACGGAACGAATGTAACATCATCACATTTTGTTTTAGGACCTGAGACATATGATAGTTTAGGAAATGAAACATATCTTACAAACAATAGATTACCAAAAGGAACAGGTAAAGAACATCTTAACGATTCAAATATTACCGATACAGGCACATTAATTACTTTGGGTTCAAATACAACAATAACCGGTACATTATCTGCAACAGGTACAGCATTAGTTAGTGGTTCGTCACAAATTACTTTTAGTGGAATAAGTTCCCTACCTACTTTAGTGAGTGGTTCTTCACAAATAGATGTAATGTCTACGACAAACATTGCACGATTGGCAACCACTGGTTCAAATATTTTTAGTGGTAACCAAAGTATAACGGGTTCAATAACTTCAACGGACAATATAACCGCTGGCCACAACGCAGCACATAAAATTGTAAATTCATCAAACGTACAAGTTGGTGGATTTTCTAGAAGAGGGTTGTGGGAAGGTAATGCAAATAATGACCCTGCAATTTGGGCAGAAGGTGGAAGTGGAGTTTATATATATACCAATGGTTCGGCTACACCAAAATTAGTCGCAGAATCTGGTGGAACTATTAGACCTGGTGTAAATGGAACACAAGATTTGGGTTCGGCTTCATATCGTTGGAGTACTGTTTATACATCCGATTTATCTCTAAACAACGGAATAGGTGATTGGACAATTGTAGAAGGTGAGGATGATTTATTCCTATACAATAATAAAAAAGGAAAGGTTTATAAATTTGCATTAACCGAAGTTGACCCGAATGTGGCAACTCCTAAAAAATCATAAGTTATGCCTTTAAATATAAGTGGTAGTATTGCAAGTTCAAATATTATTAAATCACTTGAATATAGAAATATAACATTAGGTGGATTAAAATTATACTATGATATGTCAATTCCGGCATGTTATAACGGAACTGGAACAACTATATACGATATATCTGCAAATGGTAATAATGGTACATTGGTCAATGGCCCAACATTTTCAAATAATACAATTCGTTTGGATGGGTCAAATGATTATATATCATTGCCAACAACGGGATTTGCACCTGCAACACACACAATTGAATTTTGGATAAAATGTCACGAATACAAAGGTGCACATTTTTGGATTATAGACTCATCGGATAATCCAGAATTACGAATTGCAATAAATGGTTCAAAGGTAGTTGTCCAATGGTATGATGATGGTGCATATATTGCAACATTTAATTCATCTGCAAATATAAATTTAGATACTTGGTATAATATTTCATTTACAACTCAAAATAATGACTTTAGATTATATATTAATGGAACATTAGACACTGCCGATACATCAGGAACATATAATGGTTCATCTAATGGAAATGCGGGTGAACATACTTTGGGAACATATAATAGACCAGGTGCAGGATATAACGGATATGCAAATGTAAGTTATGGTGTTTATAGATTTTATAACAGAGTATTATCTGCAAATGAAATATTACATAATTACAATATACAAAAAACAAGATTTGGATTATAAGATATGCCTATAAATGTAAATGGAAATATAATCAATAGCACAATTGCAAACACAATGGGTTCTACCGGAATACCACATAACGGTTTAGTATTGAATTTAGATGCATCAATTAAAAATTCATATCCAGGTAGTGGTGGAACATGGTATGATATGAGTGGATATGGTAATAATGGAACACTAGTAGGAGGTGCAGTATATCAAAGTGCAAACTCAGGTAGTATATATTTTGATGGAATTGATGATTGGGTTAATATATCCGATTCACCAAGTTTAAGAATGCAATATCAAATGTCAATATCTTGTTGGTTTAGTGTTCCACAAACTGGACTATCTGAAAGACAGGCATTACTTTCTAAACATTATAGTAATTATGAATTAGGAATATATCCTGGTGGTTATATTCACACCTATACGAGAAATGGTATTGATGGTAATTTCCCAACTTATAATGAAGGAAATAGTGCATTTAATGCCGATAGTAATTGGATTGCAAATAAAATTTATCATGTAGTTTGGACATTGGATGGTGCAACCGAAACAACTTGGTATTTTGGCCAATTAGCTGCAACTGGTTCACAATATACAAAGGGTAATTTTGGAACAAACGATAATGGTGATACTTTACAATTGGGAACAAGATTTGGTGGATTAATATTTAAAGGAAATATGTATTCAGTACAAATATGGAATAGAGCATTAACACATCCTGAAGTTAAACAATTATACAATACACAAAAAACTAAATACGGATTATAACATGCCTTTTGATATCAATGGAAATAAATACGATGTTAATATTGTTAAATCACAACAATTAAACGATATAGTAACAAATGGTTTAATATATCATTTAGATGCTGGTAATACATTGTCATATAGTACAACTAAGAATATAGTTAAAGTTAAAACATATTCAGTTTTTAATGGATTAAGAAGTGCAAACTATACAGTACAATGGAGTGATGATAATTCAACATGGACAACTGCATTTAGTGGGGTAATGTCAAATAATTCCGAATACTCATACCAAACAGGAACAGGATTTTTAACAACACCAATTGGTGCACATCGTTATTGGAGATATGTTGAAGGTAGTGCGGTTGTATCACATCATCCTAGAATCTCAAAAATAGTATTGGTTGATAGTGATGATAATCATTATGTGATAAAAAGATATGTAGATGATAACCATTCGGATAGTGGTGATTATATTATAGGCACGGTTTCATATGATTTTGCAACCCATTGGCAAGATGTTGGTGGTTATAATGGTTATTGTAATTTAGTAAATGGCCCATCATATAGTAGTTCATTTGGTGGTTGTATCGAATTTTCAGGAACAAATACATATGGTTTAACATCAAGTATTAGAAATTATAAAACAATTAGTTTTTGGGCCTATATAACACAAAACACTGCAGGGTATGTTTTAGATGCTAGACCTGGTTCTGCAAACGGATGGTTCTGGGGCGGATATATTGGTTCCGATTGGGACCAGTGGTATTTAAATGGGATATCAACAAGTGTCTCAATGCAAAGTTTACCAACCAATCAATGGTTTCATTTATATGCAAGAAATAGTGGAACACAAACAGGAACAATTACATTTATGGCAAGATATACATTTGGAGAAAATATTGCAGGTAAATATGGCATGTTTAGTGTATATAACAGAGAATTATCTATTGCAGAAATTAGACAAAACTATGAATCACAAAAAAGTAGATTCGGACTATAATAAAAGAAAAAAGATATTATTATATTTATAAGAAACATAAAAGAATTAAATGGCAGCTATATTTCAATTAAGAAGAGGTTCAGGTTCAGTATCTTTAGTAGATGGTGAATTATATATAAACAAAGGTCCGAATTCGTTACAATACGCAGTAGGTGATGGAACCGAAATAACTTTAGCAAAATTAGATGAACTAAATACTGGTTCTTTATATTTAAAAGGTGGAATTTCTGCATCTGGAGATATTACTGCATCTAATTTATTTGTGAGTGGTAATGTTGTATTGGGTGGAACAATTACAATTGGTGATAATGATTCGGATAGTGTTATTTTTAATGCAGATTTAAGTTCTTCAATTATACCTGAGACAACTAACACTTTTGATTTAGGTTCTACATCTAAAGTTTATAGAAATATATACGCAAGTAATATATCAGCATCGGCATTTACTGGTTCTCTTTTTGGTATGGGTGACCCTTTATCTTTTAGTACATCGGTAGATAGTAGATTGGATTATTTAGAAGTCCCGTTTAGTACATCGGTTGATAGTAGAGTAGATTTATTAGAAAACGCAATGTCTGGTTCTAAAAGATTATATGTTTCTCCTGAAGGAAGTGACACTAATAATGGTAGTCAACAAAGTCCATTTAAAACGATTAAAGCAGCAGTTGAATCATTAGGTTCAGCAATTGCATCAAATATACAAAGAACTACGATTTTTGTAGGTAGTGGTAATTATACCGAAAACAATCCAATAGCAGTTCCACCCGGAGTTGCAATTGTTGGTGATACATTAAGAACGGTAAGATTAACTCCATCAAATCCAACAAAAGATTTCTTTCATGTACACGATTCAAACTATTTTTATGGTTTGAGATTTTTAGATTTAAAAAATCCTGCATTCTGTTTTTCATTCCCATGTTCTACTGCAACTGGTACAATAAGTGGTGGTGGTGTAAGTGGATTGACAATGATACATACCGAAAGTGGATATGTTGATGGTGAAAGTGTTAATGTAATTATAGAAGGACCTGATGCAAGCGGAAGTGTTGCAACTGCAACGGCAACTGTAAGTGGAGGTACTCTTTCAATTAATATGGTAAGTAATGGTAGTGGATATGTTGCAGGTGAAAAACCACATATATCAATCCAAGCACCAACATCAAAAAGACCACTCATTGGAACATCACCATATATTCAGAATTGTTCGTCAATCACAGGTCCTATAACAACAGATGGTACTGCTTTGTCTTTAAATCCAAATAGTCCAAATTATGCACCACTTCCATATAACATAAATGATGTAAGAAATACATCCAATGCCGTAATTGGTTCAGGTATAATAGATGAACAAGGAGCGGGTGGCGGTATTAGAATCGATGGTAACTTAGTAAGTGGTTCATCACCATTGGAATCATTTGTAGCAGATGCATTTACACAAGTTAATCAGGGTGGACCTGGTCACTTAGTAATTAACAAAGGATATGCACAATTCGTATCTTGTTTTACTACATTTTGTACCTATGGTTTCAAAGTAGCAAATGGTGGTTTTGCAAATATTTCAAACTCAGTAATTGACTTTGGTGCAAAAGGTTTAGTATCTAAAACATATTTCCCTCAAACATATAATACCGGTTCATCTTTACAAACATTGACATCAACAGTAGTTGGTGCAGTTATTTTAGAAAATGGAGCAGGTTATACGGGTTCAATTGCAAGTGTGACTATTAGTGGTGGTACAACGGGTACTCCAGCAACAGCGGAAGCAACTGTTAATGCAAATGGTTCAATTGATGAAATTGTAATTTTAACTACTGGTAGTTTATATACATCACAACCAAATCTTACAATTGCAGCACCAACTGGTCCAGGTGCAATCCAAGCAACAACAGTTGCCGGTAAAGCAAATATTAGTGGTATTGCTGCAATATTATTTCAATTAGAAAGTGGAAGTAGAGGTGTTGATGTTTCTTCGAATATGATTTTAAGTGGAACTGACTATTTAGTAACGAATGTTGCAACAGGTAGTAATTCAACTGAAAGATATGTAACAGTTTATCCTGCACCACCTTCAATTACAACCGGAGATAATGTTTATTTCCATCAATTATCAAATATCTCAACTGGTGGATTGGTAATGGAATATGTGGGTAGTGGTGTAACATACAACGCACTTCCAAAATTTGGTGGTGTTCCAAATAGAAATAGAGAAATTATTGAATATGCTCCAGGTAGAGTATTTTATTCAACGGTTGATAATATAGGTAATTTAAAAATTGGTGATTTCTTTGCAGTAAATCAATTAACTGGAGAAGTTACAATCGATGCAAACCAATTTAATTTATCAGGTTTAAGTGCAATCGGCCCATTCAAACGAAATGGTGTAGGTGTAGGTGTTGTATTAAATGAAGTTAGTAATAATACAACTTTATTAAATGCACAGGGAATTAATGGTGAAGATACCGTTCCAACACAATTTGCAGTAAAAGGATATATTGACATTAGAGATGGTAGAATAAATAATTTAGAAATATCATCGGCATCTTTAAACACATTTAGTAGTAGTGCATTAGATAGACTAACTAATTTAGAAACAACAACCGGTTCACATAATGGTAGATTAAATAATTTAGAAAGCAAATCTGCAAGTGTAGATATTTCAATTTCTAATTTAGATTCTTATACATCATCATTAAATAATGCAATTCAACTAACAGGTTCAACTGTTTCATTCTTAGGTAATATCGTTGTTTATGGAACACAATCCATAATCAACTCAGAAAACTTAGCAGTTGCCGATAACTTAATTTATCTTAACAATGATTCTTATGTAACAAACCCTGATTTGGGTATTGTTGGTAATTATAATGATGGGACATATGCACATACTGGTATTTATAGAGATGCATCCGATGGTGTTTGGAGAGTATTTAAAGGATATGTTCCTGAACCAAGTGGAAATATAGATTTATCAGACCCATCATATAGATATGCTGACTTTTATGCAAATGCATTAAGTGCATCAACATTAAGTGGTATTGGAAATATAACATTGTATTCTACATCCGTTAATAGTAGATTGGTTGAATTGGAAACAAAATCGGGAAGTATAGATAATTCGATTTCAATCTTAAATCAATTTACTGCAAGTGTAACGGCTTCATTGGAAAAAATATATCAAACAACATCTTCATTAAATACTGCAACTGCAAGTTTATATACTTCTGCATCTTTAATGACGGCATCGATTGTTTCATTATCATCATCAGTTGTTGCATTACAAGATTTTAGTGGAAATGTTAATAGTAGATTTACAACATTGGGAACATATACAGGTTCGGTTGATAGTAGATTTACAACATTGGGAACATATACAGGTTCCATTGAAACAAGATTGACTCAAATAGGAGTAGTAAGTGCTTCTTTAATAACAACTGCATCTAACCATGAACAAAGATTAGGACAATTAGAAAATAAATCTGCAAGTGTAGATACATCTATAACAAATATAAACACATTTACTCAATCGGTTAATGATAGATTTACAACTTTAGGAATTTATACCGGTTCGGTGAATAGTGATTTAACATCGATACATCAAACTACTGCAAGTTTAAATTTATTTACTGCAAGTGCATATGTATCGTTCTCTTTAATGACCGCTTCAATTGATGACCATGAAGATAGAATTACATATGTTGAAGGGACTCTTGGAATAACAGGTGGAAACCCATTAGTACCATTGAATGCATTCTCTGCATCTGCAAAAATTTCAATTGCAAATTTAGAAGCAGCAACAGGAAGTTATGAAACAATGGGTAGAGGAATTATTAGTGGCAGTTCTCAATTAAGTGGAACTACTATTACAGATTTAACTATTCTTAATTTAACAACAATTAGTCAAACTGCTTCTGTTATATTTAGTAGTGGTTCTAATAAGTTTGGTGATTTTAGTAATGACATACATTCATTCACAGGTTCAGTTGAAATAAGTGGTTCACTTACAACAATAGGAACACAAACATTAAATTCATTTACAGTATTAAGTAATGTAGGACAAAACTTAAACTTTGCAAATGACGATGCAGCAGCAATAGGTGGGGTTCCTTTGTACGGACTTTATAGAAACGGAAACTTTATAGTAATAAGATTAACTTAATAAAATATGAGCAATAATTTTTTAATATTAGATGGTGTAATTTCAGGTTCACAAACATTTACCGGTTCAATGGAAATAAAAGGTGGATTTAAATTACCATCTGTGGCAGGAACTGCAGGAACAACTGAAACAAAAATATTAGTTACGGATGATAATGGAAATATTCGTCAAAGAAGTAATTTAAGTTTAACAGGTCCAACGGGCCCAACTGGTCCAACGGGCCCAACTGGTCCACAAGGCACTCAAGGTATACAAGGACTTACCGGACCAACTGGAGCTGCAGGTGCTAAAGGAGATACAGGTGCAACTGGCCCAACTGGACCGGCAGGTACAAATGGAACTGCAGGAGCAACAGGACCAACTGGACCAATCGGCCCAACTGGACCAAAGGGTGATAAAGGTGATACAGGTACAGCAGGTACAAATGGAACAGCCGGAGCAACCGGACCAACCGGACCAACGGGAGCAAAAGGTGATAAAGGTGATAAAGGTGATACCGGTGCAACTGGACCAACCGGCCCAACCGGTGCAACTGGAACAGCAGGTACAAATGGAACTAATGGAGGTCCAGGACCAACGGGTCCTATTGGACCAACCGGTCCAACTGGCCCTGCAGGTGGATTTACTACCAATTCAAATGCACAAGTAAACTCTTTAGGAGTTGGTACCGCTGCAAGTACTACTGCTGGTGAAATTAGAGCAACTAACAACATCACCGCATACTATTCGGACAAAAGATTAAAGAAAGATATAGAACAAATATCGGATGCATTATCTAAATTACAACAAATAAATGGTGTTTTCTATACTCAAAATGAATTAGCAGAAGAATTTGGATATAATGATTATTCTAAACAAGTCGGAGTAATTGCACAAGAAATACAAGAAGTATTACCTGAAGCAGTTACATTTGCACCTTTTGATAGAGATGAAAACGATAATTCAAAATCAGGTGAAAACTATTTGACTGTTAGATATGAAAAAATAGTACCACTTTTGATTGAAGCTATAAAAGAATTATTAAATAGAGTAGAAAATTTGGAAAAGTAAGATATATTTAGTATATTGAATTTATATGAATATAAAACCAATTTTCAATTTAAATAATTCAATAGACCAGACAAACTATTATTCATTTGATAGTGCATTTACTGAAGAACAACTCGGTTGGATTTCCAATTTAGTTGAAAAGTATCCATTTGAAAAGGCAACAACGGTAGGAAATAATTGTGAAGATGTTGATATAATTAGAAAATCTAATATAAAATGGATACATCACGATAATTTATCGTATTGGCTTTACGATAAAATAGAAAATATGGTAGTTGAAGCAAATCAAATTTGGAATTTCAATATACATAGTGTTATCGATTCAATACAATATACAGAATATTTAGAAGGTGGTGGCCACTACGATTGGCATATAGATATTGGTCCTGGTTCAATAAACCATAGAAAAATTAGCATAACCATTCAATTATCAGATTCAGCTGATTATGAAGGTGGTGATTTTGAAATATGGACAGGTGGTGAATTTAAAAAATTACAAAGAAAAAAAGGATGTGGTATTTTATTTCCATCCTTTTTAATGCATAGAGTTACTCCAATTACAAGAGGTGTACGAAAAAGTTTAGTATTGTGGGTTGGTGGTGATTCATATAAGTAGTTTTTTTATATTTATATAAAAGTATAACATGCCATTATCACCAACAGGAACAATATCATTTGCAGACATAAATGTAGAATTAGGAAGAGGTTCTACGACTCAAATTGGGCTTAATGAAGCAGAAGCCGGAACTTATGGAACAATTAATACAAATAGTTCTTCTAGACCAGATGGTTCAACTCCAAATTCAATAAATGAATGGAGAGGGTATAATCATTATGCACAAGCATTAACTTTATATCAAGGTGCTGGTAGAGGAAACACACCTGCAAGTGCTTGTAATGATACGGAAAATCTTAGAAACTTCTATTCAAATTGTGGCCCATTTGAATTAGGTATTGGGTGCACAATATATACTGATACATTCCCTAATCCATTAATAGGATATGATTATGTAGTATTAGAGGGGTCAACATATAGTCTTTATAGTGGTAATGGACAAATATCAGGTCTCGCGGGTGAACAATGTTAAAAATAAATCTATTTACAAATCATTTATAAGTTATACTTATACAAAAGTAGATATATGCCATTACAATCATCAGGACAAATATCATTCGCAGATATAAATACAGAATTAGGTAGAACATCGGATGCTCAAATTGGACTTAATGAAGCAGAATCTGGCACTTATGCACCACTAAATCCAAATAGTCCAAATCGTCCAAATGGTTCAACTCCAAATTCAATAAATGAATGGTGGGGATATGACCATTATATTCCACCATTAACTGTGTATACAGGATGTGGTAGGTCAAATACAATCACTGGTGTATGTGATGATTCAACTAATGCAAATAGAATATTTTATTCAGATTGTGGCCCATTTGATTTTGGTGTAAATTGTTTTGTGTATATTGATACAAGTGCAACTCCATTACAAGGTTATGATTATGTTTATATCAATTCATTTACATGGCAAATAAACAATAGTACAGGCCGTATTATAGCATTTGCAGAAGACCAACCATGTTAAAAATAAATCTATTTACAAATCAACTTATTTAGTATATATTTCTATATTTATAAGGGTATAAGCAATTTCTTATACTTTAACTAAAAAAAAGAGTAAACTAAAATGGGACTTAAATTTAGACGTGGTAGTACCGCACAACAATCCGGTTCATTAGCATTCGGAGAACCATATGTGAATACCACATTGGGAACATTAGTAGTCGGTGGTGCTACTGGTGACATCGTATTATCATCAGCAGGTACAGGAAGTACTGGAAACTTCGGAGCTATTTCGGGTTCTGGATTAGACATTACCGGAAATGCAAATATCGGTGGTAATTTATCAGTAGGTGGACAATTAACAATTGGTGATAACACATCGGACACAATTAATGTAGTAGCATCTTTAAGTTCTTCACTTATTCCTCAAACAACAAATGTATTTGACTTAGGTTCTGCAAGTAAAATTTGGAGAGACCTTTATATATCAACGGGTTCAATTAAATTTGTAAATCCAGCCGGAACAGTTGTATCGACACTATCTGTTAATGCAGATGGTTCTCAAACTTTTCCAAGTGATTTAATCGTTAATGGATTAACGGTAGGTAAAGGATTAAATTCGGGATCTACTAATACTGCAGTAGGGGTAAGTGCATTAGGTGCAAATACGACAGGTACTACTAATACTGCCATTGGCCACACTGCCTTACAAAATAATACAACAGGTGTTTCTAATACTGCAATTGGTGCATGGACTTTAACTGCTATTACAACGGCAAACGCTAATACTGCCGTTGGTTGGGGTGCTTTAAGATATAATACTACTGCTAATTCAAATACTGCAGTAGGTTCAGGTGCCATGCAAAATAATACAACAGGTAATGGTAATACTGCAGTAGGAAATGCATCTCTAGCAACAAATACAACAGGTGTTAATAATACGGCTTTAGGTACAAATGCTTTGGCTGATAATGTTGGTAATTATAATGTTGGTGTAGGTGCACTTGCATTAAGACTAAATGTAAGTGGTAGTAGTAATATAGCTATTGGACATTCTGCTTTAGAATGGCATACCACAGGTCAAGGCAATACTGTAATTGGTGATACTGCAGGAAATTTAATTACTACGGGTTCTTACAATACAATAATTGGTAAATATACAGGTGAAGAATCTTTATCTAATAATATAGTTTTAGCAGATGGACAAGGTAATATTAAATATCGTTGGGATGGAACTAATAATAATATTTATGGTAATGTAAATGTAAGTGGTTCTATTACTGGACAAATATTATCAACTAATGGTATAGTTTCGGGTTCATCACAAATAACATACGCAGATATTAGTTCAATACCAGCAGGAATAGTTAGTGGTTCATCTCAAGTAACACTATCATCAACGACTGGATATGATTCAGTATTAAACCAAGCAGTATTAACAACATCATCTCCAACCTTCACAGGTTTGACAATTAATGGAGCAATTACGGCAACGGGTGATATTACAGCATACTATACTTCGGATAAAAGACATAAACATAATATCGTATTAATTTCTGATGCGTTATCAAAGGTAACTAAATTGAATGGTGTAACTTGGGAATGGAATGATGATGTGAATGAAGTAACAAAATCAACTCCTAATACTGGTTTGATTGCACAAGAAGTTCAAGAAGTTTTACCAGAAGTGGTGAAAGAAAGAGAAGATGGTTTTTTAGCATTAGATTATTCAAAAATGATGGGTTTAATGATAGAAGCAATCAAAGAACAACAAAAACAAATTGATTCTTTATTAATAAAGATAAATCAACTGGAAAACAAATAGATATTTATAAGGGTATAATGAATTTATTATACTTTAACTAAAAAAAAGAGTAAACTAAAATGGGACTTAAATTTAGACGTGGTAGTACCGCACAACAATCCGGGTCATTAGCATTCGGAGAACCATATGTGAATACCACATTGGGAACATTAGTAGTAGGTGGAGCAACAGGCGACATCGTATTATCATCAGCAGGAACAGGAAGTACCGGAAATTTCGGAGCTATTTCGGGTTCTGGATTAGATATTACCGGAAATGCAAATATTGCAGGTAATTTAACATTAGGTGGAGCAATCACAATTGGTGATGCATCAGCAGATACTGTAAATGTTGTAGCATCTTTAAGTTCTTCACTTATTCCTCAAACAGATAATGTATTTGATTTAGGTTCTGCAACAAAAAGTTGGAGAGATTTATACATCTCAACAGGTTCAATTAAAGTAGTATCAAATGGTGCAGTTGTATCGACACTATCTACAAATGCGGATGGTTCTCAAACTTTCCCTAATGGTTTATACTCTCAAGCAAATATACAAATTGGAGATGGTTCATATCTAGACGCTGGTAAATTTCAAGTTGGTAGAAGAGGAACTAGTCCTGACCAAAACGTTGTTTTAGGTATTGATGTAATGCCATTTTTGACAAGTGGTGTAGGTAATGTGGGTATTGGTAGACTTGCATTAAATAAATTAACAACTGGTACGTCTAATATAGGTGTTGGTGAAAGTGCAGGATATGGTATAAGTGGTAGTAATAGTCAAAATATTGCAATAGGATATGGTACTGCATTTAATATGACTGGTTCAAATGTGAGTCAGAACGTATTTTTAGGAACTAATGCGGGTACTTATCTGAATAATGGTATTTACAATACTGCAATTGGTGGTAATGCATTATTAGGTAGTATTGATTCTAATGATACCCCAACTAAAAGTACAGCATTAGGATATTCCGCAGGTGAATATTTAATAGGTAATAGTACAAACAACCTTTTATTAGGTGCAAATGCAGGCCCTAGTTCAAATACTACGGAAAGTTATAAATTGTATATAAGTAATGGTGATACTGGCCAACAAGCATTTATGCTTGGTAATATGGCAAATGATAGCAGAACATTATCTATCAATGCAGCAACAACTATAAGTGGTTCTGCGATTATTACGAATGATTTAGATTTGTACGGAAATAATATTAATTTATATCACAACGGTACAACTATAATAAGTGGTTCTACTATTCAATTTAGATATGCAGATTTTAACTTGAATGGACTTAGACCACCTACACTTGGACAAGGTTTAGCATTGGATTGGAGATATGGTGGAGTACCAACAGGAAGTGCAGGTGGTGCTTCGGTAGATTGGGTAATTGGTGGAACCGGTGTATCAAATCATACAATGTTGAGTGGTCATCCAAACGGACTTAATGTTAATATAGCTCCTCAAACAGGTGGTACACTTTATCACGATTTATTATTCCCAAATAATACAGGTTCGGATTATCCAGGATACCAATATACATTCCCATCGGCAAATGGTACCATTGCTTTAACAACGGATTTAAGTTCAGGAGCAACTTCGATAACCGCTTTAAATTCATTCACTGCAAGTTTAAGTACTACATCAAATGTAAGATTTGGTTCAATCGGAGTTGGTATGGATGCAAGTGGAACATCTGGTAGAATTGATGCAGCAAATGATGTTGTAGCATTCTCTACTTCGGATATTCGTTTGAAAGAAAATATCAAACCAATTGAAAATGCATTAGAAAAGATTTCTAAGATTAGTGGTAACACTTACGATTGGAGAGTAGAATTGAAAGATGTTCATGGATACGAAGGAAATGATGTGGGTGTAATTGCACAAGAAGTTGAAGCAGTATTACCACAATTAGTTCAAGACAGAGACAATGGATATAAGGCAGTTAAATATGACAAGTTAGTTGCATTATTGATTGAAGGTATTAAAGAACAACAAACACAAATACACTCTTTAACTTTAGAAATAGAAAAGTTAAAAGAACAAAAAGGTTTATAATAAATGTATGATGTTTACTACACAACCGCTGGAGGGCCTTGGTTCAACAGTGGTGCAGATATGTGGGTAACCGAATGGATAAAAGAAGTGGCACCTCATTTAGAAGTTAAGCCACTTCTTTTGTTTCATAGAAAGAGACCCGATAATTATGAAGAATTTCCAATTGATATAGACCATATTTGGGAAACCAATGAGTTAGATATTGATGAAATTCTAAAAGGTGCAAGAAACATTCATATATTACATGGACACTACACTCCTACGACCGCAATTCATAATAATTTAGATAGAATCAATTCAATTGTATTTCATAATTTGACAAAGGTATCAATGATGTCACAAATGAATAAAGATGAATATTTGCATTGGTATGGTAATTGGGAATGGGAAAGTGAATTGATAGATAAAATTAAAAATAAAGTTTGGGTAGGATTGTATCATTTTCCATACAAAACGGAAAACTTACATCATATTCCAAACACATATCAGTTTACACATAATAAAGAATTAACAAATAATACTAAGATAGGATTTGCAGCAAGAGCAGAAGGTAGAAAGAATTTGGAATATATAGACGGAATTGATTCATACATATCTACAAATTCAGAAACATTCAACAAGTATTATAGAAAAAAATATGGATATAAATTTGAAAAATCAAAAGTTTACAAATTTGACCATAAACATAAAGAAAGATTTTACGGATTAGATTGGGGAATATCACATTCTTGTTTTGAAAATGAACCATTTGGATATGGAATTTTTGAAGCAATAGATTGGGGCAAACTACCAATATTACATACAAAATGGGTAGACTTAATTGACTACAAATACAAAGCAGATAGTAAGGAAACATTTAAAGAAACTTACGAAATAATTTGTAAAGATGACTATGAAACCCGTAAAGTTGAATTTGACAAACTTAAAAAGTGGATGATATCTAATTTCTCTAATAAAGATGTATGGAAACAAAAACTTTTAGATATTTATAACGGAGATTAATACATAAAAATATGCCAAGGACAAACTTATCATTAGGAAATTTATTTAGAGCCGTTAGTGGTTCTGCAAGAAGTGGACAAGTATCATTAGGTGGATTATCAGGAACTGCAAATAATAGTTCTTTGATTGGTTTTGCAACCGATTCAATTACAGTTACACCACCTACATTTACATATATAGTAGAGAGTACAACTGAAAATGCACAATTTACATTTAATTCAACAGGTTCTTTATTTTATTCAAAAGTACAACAACAATTGAATAATTATACTTGTTCTTTTAATAATGCAAATTTTGCAACTGGTTCAAAATCATTTGGAACAGGTAATTCTGTTTTCCCAATAACTCCTGCATCAATTAACTCATCTAACTATTCGGAAGCTGCCGCTACATTAAGTATGGCATATGCAGATGGATATAATTTAGCAGCAACAAACTACGGAACTACAACTACAAAAGTATTATTTGCAGTTGATGTTTACAATACAATAAACGAACCAGATTTTTGTTTATTATTCGGTACACAAATCCAATTGGCAGATGGTACAATGGTAAATGTTGAAGATTTAAATATTGGAGACGAAATTAAATCATGGGTTCCTGCAGGATTACCTGATGAAACACAAGACCCAGAAAGTGACCAAGTTGAATGGAGATTTTATCACTCTGACGAATTATTAGGAACTACACAAAATGTAACAGTTAGTGATTTGACTTTTAATTTTGCAGAAGGATATTTTTCTTTAAATAATGGTTTAATAAAGGCAACTGAAACTCACCCACTATACGTTTGGGATAATGAGATTGGAAAATATAAGTTTAAGAATGTAGGTGATATTTTACCTGGTGATAGACTTGTAATGCAAGATGAAACAGAAGTTGAAATAAGCAATATAGAAATTGTAAGAGAAGATGTTGAAATTGTAACTGTAAATGTGGAAAATGCCGATGTGTATATTTCAAATGGTTTAATTTCACATAACAAAGGAACAACAACTCAACCATCTATTCCTGCAAGTGGTTTAAGAATGTACTTAGACCCATCAAAAGCTGCATCTACAAATGGTACGGCAACAACTGACTGGTTAGATTTAAGTGGATATAATACGGGTGTAAGACCTGCCGGTGTTTCAAATGCAGCAGGTATTAGTGGTGGTAACCCATCATATAATAACGGAGCTAGTAGAAAAGAAAAATATTGGGCAGGAAATGGTACAAACCAATTCTGGTATAAAGATACTACGACTAATATAAATGGTGGTATTTCTCAATTTAATACTAATACTGGTACAATTCATATGTGGATTAGACCTACAACAACATTAGGTACAACTACAAGACACATTTTTGACTACGCAGGTTTTTATGGTTTGGCAATAGAATCAACAGATAGCTCTACTTTAAATAGAATTCAATTTAGAGGTAGTTCATTAGGAAATAGTGGTCAATTTACAACTTCATTATCATCAAATGTTTGGTATATGATTTCAGCAACTTTCCAACCTAGTGGTACAACAACAGTTTATGTGGATGGTAGTTCAATTGGAACATATACATCATCAGCATTTACTGCACCATCTAATAGTAACTTTGTAACAATTGGTAGTAATAGTGCAATAACAACATTTTGGAATGGCCAAATAGGACCAGTATTGTTCTATAACACATTACAAACTTCGACATCGGTAACACAAACATATAATTATTTCTCTCCAACATATAAATAAGAATTATTGTTTTGACATAAATTTTTATATTTATAAGGAGAATTAATAAATTTAAATTAAAGCATATAAAATGGCAGAAAAATTAGTATCGGCAGGTGTTTTCACAAGAGAAAATGACCTTTCATTCTTACAACAAGGTGTAGCAGATATAGGTGCAGCATTCATAGGCCCTTTCAACGAAGGTCCAGTAGTTCCAACAATCGTAAATTCACAAGCTGAGTTTACTTCATTATTTGGAGCAGCTGATGGAAAATATTATACTCCTTTAGCAGTACAAAACTATTTAAGAGAAGCAGGAACTGCAACAATTTGTAGAGTAGCAGGTGTTGGTGGATATACAGCAGGGAAACCATTGATGGTAGTAGGTTCACATGGTAATGTAACATCTTCACTTGCAATATTATTCCCAACAGGTTCTTCATTGACAGGATTAAGTGGTTCAACAATTATATCAGACATTTCGGGTGGTGTAGTTGAATTAACAGATATCGAATCTACTTATGGAACATCTCCATTTGGTTCAAAATCAGGATATGCTTATGGTGTATTTAAAAATACAGCTGTAACGGAATCAATCGCTACTGCAAGTGTAGTAATATTAGATGAACAAGACTTCACATTTGATGCACAAGAAGCATTGACACCGATGATTAAATCACAACAAATTAGTGGTGAAAGATACGACCTTTTCAAATTTGAAACATTGGGTGTTGGTAATTCTGCAAATACAAAAGTAAAAATAGGTATTTCAAATATTAAAGCAGCTGGTTCAATAAACGGAACAGACTATGGAACATTTACAGTTGTAG